TTCTATTATATCTGTTTTTATTTCGTAACTATGTTTAGATGCCCACTCTTTAAGATAAGGATATAAACCTAGATACATCTTTCCTGTATTGATATTAAATAAACGTATCTTACCATCCCACAATTTCGCTTTAAACTTAGGATGGAATTGAGCATTAGGTACTTTAAAAGAAAAGTATTCATTAAGCTCATATGCGATATGTCTCTCACAAGAAATCTGTAAGAAAGATTCATTAACTTTACCAACAACAATCATCCAAGTTCACCAGATAAAAACTTCTTCCATTTAATTGCATTACCAATATTAAAAGATGCTGACGTAATAGATTTAGTAAAATCTGTTAGCAAGTTAATCTTGATTTCTTGTAACGTAATCTTATCTTTTAATTTATTTAACGCTTCATCTGAATTTAAAAATTTGTCAATATCTGATTTAAGAATTTTTAAATCAAATTCTTCTTTTTCGTATTCTTCGGGGTCTGCTTTTCCAGAATAAAATAACCATCTTTCTTTATAAAGAACATCATAATCTTTTTTAAGTAATCGCAAACCCATAGTTTCGTCAGCGATTAATTGATGGTATTTTCCGCTCATCTCGGGCACGGATAAAGATGCGATATCTATATTAGCCTCATCTTTAAAAAAGATAGAATCTTCCGTAATCATTTCTTTGATATCATTAATATTCATAATATAAGTATAACAAAGGATTAATTCATATACAAGGAATTAGTTTAGGTAAGTTTTTTAATCTGGAACTGCCCTGCATATGCGAAATTTGCAGTAACTATAATCGGTTCTATAGCGGCAGCATTTGCTTGGAATGAGATACTGGATAGAGATACAGGAAATGAATCACGAAATACGATTTCGTAATTTGGATTTGATTTGTTAGTATTCACTATAATAGACATATCGGATTTAAGCGTATCAAGGCCTGTGCCTGATGCTGTGGAAACAATAGATTCTTTTAATTTAAATTGGTCAAAATCTTCTGGAAATCCGATTGCTAACAACCAGTTATATATTTCAAGATAATTAGATAAATCTTCTGCTACTATAAAAGAAATACTTAATTGTTCAAAGTTAATTTTATCGCCTTCGATAGGTAAATCACTAAAGAAAGAAGCATAAGAAGTTATACCTAATGCTACACTAGGAATTGTTACTTCTTGAGTCATAAAACTAACATCAGGTAATCTTAGAAAACTAGTTTCAAAAGATACTGGATTAAGATAATTTATTTCAGTTGGTGTATTAAATGGCATATTATTAATTGCTTTATGTTAAGTGTATTAAATCTATTTATACTATTGACCAAGCTGACAAGCAAAGCCTACCATGAAAAAATAGTCAATGTAAGGAACTATGTTATATATTTATAACCTTTTCTATTTAATGCTACTCTGTTAACTTGATGTTCTTTCTGTATATCTTCTTTAGATTGCCCGTCATAGAATACGGCAAGGTTTTCTTCAACCATTTGTTCATTTAATGAAACTCCGTTCATTATAATATCACCTAATATTCTACCAAACTTTCCTTTTCCATCTTTAATAGTTCTTATTTTTATTTCACTACCTTTAGGGCAATAATCATTTAAAAACTCTTTTGCGAGGTTTCCGTAATACTTTTCTTCTTTATCTTTCGTCCTTGACTCTGGTGCATCTATGCCATGTAATCGTATAGTTTGATTAGCAAGAAACAAATCAAACCCCAAATCAATATCACACCTAATAGTATCGCCATCGATAATCCGTTTAACACGAGCTCGGTATTCATACATAAATAGACTCCATAAAAAAAAGGGGTAAGGGCAAAACCCTTACCCCTCTTGATTTAAACCAAACTAAAATTACAGTAGGTTATTGACTTTAACTTTTCTGTAATATTGGTTTTCGTCTGCTGTCATGGTTTGAGAACCATCACCAACAAAAGGATTCTTAATCATGCCGTAGCGTGTCTTAAATCCGATTTTTGGTTGGAATGTGTTTTCACCCATAGCACGTACCATCTGTAGAGGAACGTAAGGACAGTAGAAAAGACCAGCATCATAAGGACTTGCACCCTTATAACCAACTACATAGAATTGACCAGCGTTTGATGTGTAGTAAGGATCAACATAAACTTTCATGCCGTTCATCATACCAGCATAAGTTGACATTGTATCATCTACATTCAACGCATGACCTGATTCCAACATACCACCCATTGACATAGCAGAAGCAACGTCAGCGGAACAGATCATAAAGTTACCTTTTCCTCGGCGAGTGTTATGACCGATTTCATTTCGATCACGCTCGATTTGGAACATCAATCCTTTGAATTTTTCAACAGACCAACGACCAGAACTATCAAGGTCAAGATCGAATGTACCTGCTGATGTAGTTGTAGAAGCACCGTCGTTAGCAGTTACATAAATTGTACGGATAACTTCACGGTTAATCTCTTGCAAGATTTCCGTAGAAAGAATATTCGCCAATTCTGTTTCTGCATCCAAACCATGTACTGCTTTCAAGTCTTGAGCCAACTCCGTAGAGTACTCAGCTTTAAGAGCACGTGATTTAGCGGTTACGGAAGTTTTGTCGATTGTGAAAGCCATCTCGCCAAAAGTTCCACCAGCGCCTAAATCTTCAGCGTCAGCTGTTGCCATACCAGTACCATAGTTCCATGTGCCACCAAAAGGATTATTGGTATTGTCGGTTGTGGTATGTGTACCAGTACCAGAATGTTGAGTATCTGCTTCGTCTGCACCTGTACCAGCTGCACCGAACGCTTCAACACTCTCACCACCAGCAACTCCACCTGATCCACCTGTCTGAGCATTGTATTTTGATTTCATAGCGAAAATCAAACCAGTTGGCCCAGTCATAGGTTGAACGCCTGCAACGTCATATGCAATCATTTGAGGCATAGCACGTCTTACAAGACTAATTAAAATTGGATCCCAGTTATCTACGCTCCCACCAGTAGAATTAGTGGGTGCTGCTTCTTTTAAGAAGTTCTCTTGGTTTTCCAACAAACGCAAAGTAACATCTCTGCGATATGAATCTTTAACTTCGGGAAGATCGCCGTGTTCCATTACCGGCTTCCACTTATCCGAAATATCTTCTGATAAATACATAATTGTACTCCTTGTAAATAATTTTGTTTAATTAATTAATGTTAAAATTCAGTCAATCCATTATTATTGTTTTTTTGACAAATTAGAAATTGCACTCATAACACTATCCATACGACTATCACCAGTTCCATCTACAACAGGGTTGTTAGTGCCAGCAGTTGCTTTCTTATTGTCCACAACTTCTTTCTTGTCAGATTTGAAATAACTATTCTTGATAGTGTTCAGTTTTTCCGCATACTTAGCATCAGTATCGTAATCAACATCCTCTGTCAATTCTTTTAGTTTTTCAATGTCTGTGTCAACCATACCTTCTGATACGGTCTTAAATACAGAAGCAGCCTTATATGTATTTAACTCTTTCACGGTGTCCATGTGCTTCTCAGTTTGTTCGTCTAATTTCTGTTCAAGTTCTGCAACTTCAACAACTAGACTTTCAAATACATCTTCTTTTTCTTCGGGAACGTCAATATAATGTTCCTCAAACAATTTTTTCAATCCAGCAATAAAACTCTCCGTAACTTCGTTACGAACACCTTGTTCTACGACAAGTTTGTTTTCTTTCATCCATTCTTCAGTTGCATAGTTGAGGTATTTATCAACATTTTCAGACATCTCTGTTTGAATTGTCTCAACACGCTCATTAAGTTCTTTCTTAGATTCTTCACGAATCTGTTTGCGAACTTTTGCAATTTTGGATTTAACAGCGGCTTCAAAGATTGTAGCAGCTTTAGTTTTGAATTCTTCAGAAAGTTCTTCACCATCAACCAATGCAGCTACATCTTCATCTACATTAATTTCGATTTCTTCTTTCTTAGCTTTCTTAGATTCCTCTGCTTCTTCTTCATCCTCATCTTCTTCATCTTCATCTTCGTCATCAGCAGGGGGGAATTCCTCTTTCTTAGATTTCTTGGATTCTTCCCATTCTTCTTCATCTTCTTCTTCGTCATCCATCTCTTTTTTCACTTTTTTACCTTCTGCTTTTGCAGATGCGTGAGACTTAGAAGTTTTAGGTTCGGAAGCTTTAGATGTTCCTTCTTCTCCATCTTCCTCTGATTCATCTCGACCTGTATCTGGATCGATCTCAGGAAGTCCAGCTTCTTTGTTAGAATCTTTTACTTTTTCGTTTATCTTTTTTTCGATCTCACTATCTTCCATCATCTCTGCATCAGTTTGTCCATTTTGTTTAGCCATTTTTAACTACTCCTTTTAAATATCTAATTAAGATTGTAATTTTTTCATAAAACTTTGAAATAGTTTTATCTTCTTTTCATCTAGTCTTTTGGATATTGTACTCTTAATCTCTTTACGAATATCATACTCAAGTTCTCCTGTGAGACTAAATTCTCTACCTTCCATAATGCCATTAACAAATGCGTCAGGGGCACTTGGGTCAGAAACAATATCAACAGTAGAAAGAACAAAGTCATCTTGAACTTCATTCACACCATCTTTATTTGTCTTAACTGAACCAAGACCTCTAGAACTCACTCCCAAACGAACACCTGATTCAAGAAGATTTTTTACAATCTTTCCATTCGGTGTATCGATTATCTTTGCTTTTCCAATGAAATTTTTTCCATCTTCTTTTAATTCTGTTATTATATGAGAAACCCTATCAAGATTAACGGTTGGGCCGTCTGGATGTCCTAACTCTCCCAACGCTCTATCTTGTTTTACAAAGTTCTCATTAAATTTCTTTACCTGCTTTTTAAGAACTGGATATGGATAAACTCTACCATTCTGATTCTTAATATCAGATTGCATAAAGATACCTTTAATATATTGTTGTTTATCTTTACCTTCAACAATATATTCAACTTCGCTGGTATGTTCTGTTATTAGTTTCATTTATTTCTCTCCCTTTTTCGCCCTTCGTGCTTTTAATCTCTCCCCTTCAGCAGACTTCATTTTAGGAAATAATTTTTTAGCAATTTTTTTAATTATACCTTTCTTCTTGCTTAACAACTTTTCAACTTTTTCTTTTTGAGACATAGATAAGTCTTTTGCACTTTTACCAGCTGTATGTTTTTTTCTAAGAATATCACGAGCCTTTTTCATCGCTCTGTTAAATATTTTCTCAGGACTTGCTCTTTTGTTTAAAGCGATCTCACGTTTTCTTTTAATAATACCAGACTTCATTTTCATTATTCTAGATCGTTTCAATCTTTGAGAGATTGTTAGTGCTTCATCCATTTTATTATCCTGTGGTATTATCTGTTTCTGTTTCCGTACTTGTCTCACCTTTAGGTTCTGTTGTTGGTGAACTAGCATTAGGAACATACTTAAACGAATTTTTGAAATCATCAATAACTGACATCGCCTTATTTTTCATCATATCGGCTAATGTAACATTTGATTTACTAAATTTTTTATCTACAATTTGTTTTATAAAACTAACATTAGTTGATCTTGTATCTGCATCACTCATTTCGCTTTCCTTTCATTTAAAATAAAATCAGAGTCGTTAATTTTTTCTCTAAGTATATCTTCGTTGATATTAAACTTAATTGCGGATTCTGCAATCGCCTTATTAATTCTAACGATACCATATTGATCTGTTAAATCAAACGCAAAATAAATTGCTTCCTGTATCCTTTCCTTTTCAGGCAAGTCAGAAACCTTCTTCTTATAATTTTCAATAAAACTGGATTTAGAAATTTTCATATTTAATTATGGATTAAAATTCATCATCATCACCAGAATCAGTTTCTTCTTCTTCTGGTTTTTCTTTCGCAATCTGGGCATCAATATCTTTTATATCTTGTTCTGATTGTCGTAAAACACTCTTTCTTACCCATTCATTAGAAATATATTTTCCAATATATTCATCCATTTGCTGGAGAATTTCAAATCTTTCTCTATAAATTTCATTCTCTTTTAATTCAACATAGTGTGAATCTTTAGTCCATATATAATCTAATCCGTCTTTAATCTGGTGCCAATCATCTTCACTAATAATTCCTTTAAGAAGAAGTTGCACTCGCAATAATTCTGAAAATAAAGATGAAAATTTATATCGTATTTTCGTAATAAATTTTGAAAACTTAATTTCATCTCTATTAATCTCAGATGTTCTTCCAAGATTGAAAGCAGTTTGTTCCGTTCCCTCTATTCTAGAGATAGGAACATTCAATGCTTGATATAGTTTCTTTCTAAAATATTCTATATCTTCGATCTCACCAAGATTCTGTCCACTAGGTAAGGTATTAATCTCTGTACCTCTACCGCCTTCCCTTCGTGGCAACCAGAAATCTTCTAGCATTGACATCTGCTTTTTCTGATCTTCTACTTCACCAGTAGTTGCGTTATAAACAACCTTTTGTTTATACTTGTCCATAACAGAACGTAAGTATTGTTCTGCTTTTAATTTCGGCAAGTTACCAACATCTATATAAAAAATTCTTCGTTCTGGTGCTCTTGCCAAGCGATAGATAACTAAAGAATCCTCAATCATCCTTAATTGGTTATAAGGTTTAATTGACTTATATAGATAACCTATAACAACTTGTTTCTGAGAATCAATCATTCCAGAATGAACATAGGAAATTGAATCAGCAGAAACTTTTATTTCCTCTTGATATCTTCCATGAGGATAAAACTGTCCAGACAACTGATCTGGTTTGTAAATAAAATATTCTTCTATGTTTGTGATAAATTCAATATTTGTTACAGGGTCTTTTTCTTTTTGAATCTCACGAACTTTTTTGATATCTAATGCATCAACAGGAACTAAATGCTTAATTCCCTTTCTTGGATTTTCGTCATCAATAATAATATGATGATAAAGTTTTCCATCAACATACCATTTTCTAA